GTAACATTCCACGGATAGATGACTGGGTTGTTGCCGTTACATCCAGAACTAGCAATGCTTGTGACATTATTAGGAGATGTGTTGGCCAGATATTCGACTTCCATCCAAAGTTGTGCGTTTGTTAGCGTATTGGCCGCAACGTTAGCATTACCGTAGATAGTTGCAGTCAAGGTATCAGAGGTATCACTGTTCCACTTAACGATTGGATTAGCTGTTGCAGGGAACATCGCAGACGTGTTAGCGTTATTGAATGTTGTGAGCGATTGGCTATAGTTATTACCAGTTGTTGTATCGTGTGCTCCACCGACTCTAAATACGGTGTTCGTCATTTGTGACTGACCCCAATAGTCCAAGAACACGGAATTATACACACCGTTTGTGCGAGTCATCTGAACAGGAGCCTGACTCATGTTGACAGGAGTTTCAACATAGTTGGCAATGTTTGCACTCCACTGACACTGATTGAAGGCAATATCATACATTTCGGCATTAGCAATACCAGCATCATATAGATAAGTCGCTGTTACGTTTGCTAGATTACATCTGCTAAATCTAGTTCTAGAATACGATCCAACGCCACTAGCCTGATAGATGAATGTAGTTGAATTGGCAGTGAATGTTGAATTATGGAATGATGCTAAGCCGCCATTGAACACTATTCTGTGGAGAGGCTGAGTCATGATAAAGTTACAGTTATTGAAGATGAATTCGCATGGAACTGTAGCGGTTCCGCCAATAGTTAATGCAGGTCCAGTAGGGGTATTATTGCCTACCTGATTGAATGTGCAATTAATGAAACGCTGCATTGATTGATTAGCAGGACTAATAGTGATAGCTCCGAACCCGCCTGCATTACCTGAGGCAGCATTAAAGTTAATGCCATAGAATGACATTGCGCCATTTGAAATAGTGAGTGTAAGGTCTCTACTTGTAATGTTTGCTGTAGTTGCCAAGTCGGTGCTCATATTAGGAGGAATGTTCCCTGATGAATGATTGGCACAAATGATATAAGTAGGCGTAGTTACTGTGTTATTGTTTGTTGATAGGATCAATCCTACAGTAATCTGGTTCTCGGCGTGGTCATCCGATACCCAAATCGTGTCTCCAGGCTGTGTATTTGTGGCATTAAGTGCAGCGTTTACAGTTAGATAGGCATCAGTCCACTCTGCTCCGTTCGCAGAGCCAGAAGCTCCCGATCTTACATACCAGTTGTTGGCTGAAGGAAATGTGAGAGCAATAATTGCTGGTGTCGCGAGGACTGTTGCACTACTAAGCATACCACAGTGACCATGGGCTTGCTGCCGCTTCCATTAGCGCAGCCTGTGAATAGAATGGTGGAGTATCGATAGGAAATGTGCCGTCTCCTGGCTGTCCCGCAGTTCCGCAGGCGAAACCTGCATAAATGCGTTGATTAGATACGAGAGACGTATAAGGAACAAGGAAGTTAATTGGATAAGGAATGATATTACCTGATGCCGCTGGACCGTATATAGATAAAACTTGACCTGATGTAATATCATAACAGAAGTTGACCATTGTTTGGCCTATTGATGCTGGACCATTGCAGAAAACCATAAAATACGTATGGCCGAGTACAAGGGCAGGAGTGGTCGATTTAACGCCACCAGCGATATTGAAGTTTGCCGTACTGTTAGCACTGTTCATCCAGAAACCTGTATTATTAGTAGCAGCAATTGTCATCATGTAGGTTCTAGTGGTATCGACGTGTTTGAAGATCAGGCCAAAACAAACACCAGTAGTTCCTGCACCGATACCAGCGAAAGTGATCGTGCCACTTCCTGTTCCCGTGCTCGAACGTACATAAGGACCATTCTCATCAACGCCATTAACTACACCACCCGTTCCGATAGCTGTTATGCCAGTTACTAGATCAGTCATGCCGCCGTTCATGTTGGCAACGGCAGCGCAAGTGAAACCTCTTTGGCTATAGAGGGGATGTGCTGTGTTTAGTTTGGCTGGCTTATTTGGCCACCAATTTGAATTACGAAGAAACTCTCTCATTAGGCATTTGTGTTCTGTTTATAGGTTGAAATCTGGCAAGCGTTGCCGGATGATGCAAGATTGAACCCACTCAGGTTCTGGACTACAAGAGCGAATTTGCGAGGAGGGATGACAAGGCCGATAACCGAACCAGCAACCTTTGTAACAGACGCTCCAGCAATGATAGGAAACCCGCCAAGAGAATTCATGAGAGGGGCGTAGTTGGTTTGCGTTCCTGCTGTGAGTCTGCCGTCGCCATATGTACTAGCGTCCTCTTGAAGGATATATAAGAAGAAAGCCATACCGGCACCCTGAACGATGGTACTGGAAGCGATGGTGCCGACGAATGAGATGTCCATGAACTGATCACCCTGAGACGTATTGTCGAATGCGGCAACAGACGATAGGACTGAATAAGTATTCGTCAAGCTGTTTAGGTCAGCGGCATTGAATGCTGACTGGAAAGCTGTAGAACTGGAATTAAGCAGGCCCCCTGTCCATGCGGTCTTATTTGACATTATCTAATTCTCCTTTGATGTTTCTTGTATTTATTGAATTAAACGCCGATGGCGAGGAAGCACACGTTGGCACTGGCTGAAGTGTTTGCGTGGAAGGTTCCGTTAGTGAAGGACTGTAGAGTTGTAACAACAGCGGCACCACTTGGATCGATAGCTGTTAGTTGAACACTGTAAGCATTTGTTACGAATGTCTTAGGCCATGCGAATGATGTAGAAGTGGTAGTAGAAGCCATTACGCCCCAAACCATGAGCAAGCCATTTGTCAAATAACTATAACCGTTTACCGCCTGAACTTGAGCGAATGAGGTTGAGTTAATTGACGTATTGACTGTTGAGTTGCCGATACTTAGGATCGATCCCGCACCAGCACCACCTAGTGTGAGGGTCGTAGAGTTGGCAACAGTGTTTACAGTTGAGTTACCAACGCTGATGGCTGTCGTATTGATCGTCACGTTATTCGTTGACGCACCAACCTCAAGAGTTGTTGTAATAACTGGTGCAGACGTATTTGCATAATTAGATGCAGCCAATCCACCAAGATTTGTCGCATTGTTTGCTGTGGCATTATATACAGTCGAATTAACTGTTGAAACAACTGTTGAGTTGCCAATAGACATCGTACCAGTTGTTGTGTTCCAAACTAGGTTTGCGTCTCCACCGAAGGCACCTGAGTTATTGAACTGAAGCTGTGTATTGGCACCGCCAGGAGTTCCACCGCCACCGCCGCCAGTTGTCCAGTAGACATTGCCTGTTGTGCCACCAGATGCAAGTACCTGTCCAGATGTACCGTAACCACCGTTTGCCTGGATGGTATTTGTTACGGTAACAGAATTTGCAACGATGCTATTGACAACTAATGAAAGTCCACTAATAGCTGATGTGCCAATTGATAGTGAAGTTGAATTTAGAGAAGTATTTACCGTTGAGTTACCAAAGAATATAGCTGACGTGTTTACAATTACGTTTGCACCAACGGCAAGAGTTGTTGTGATAACTGGTGCGGAATTATTTGCGTAACTCGTAGAAACCAATCCGCCTAGGTTTGTTGCATTGTTAGCTGTTCCTGAATAGATCGTTGAGTTAACTGTAGATTTTACAGTTGAGTTGCCCAATAGGATCGCAGTTGTGTTTACAGTTACGTTATTACCTGATGCACCAACTTCAAGAGTTGTTGTGATAGTTGGGGTAGATGTGTTAGCATAACCAGACGCAGCCACACCACCTAGGTTTGTTGCATTGTTTGCGGTCATAGTTGCAACGTTAGCTGACAATCCTGCTGTAGTTAGGTAACTTGTAGAAGGTACACCACCTAGATTTGTTGCATTGAATGCGATACCAGAGAAGGCAGTTGAATTGATTGTTGAGTTAACTGTTGAGTTGCCAATGAATAGAGCACCTGCATTCAATGACAATGAAGTTGAAGTGTTAACTGTTGAGTTACCACTCCAGTAGTTCATCACCAAGTTCGCACCAGTGATCGTTGTGTTCTGTGTTGTGTTTACGACACCACTGACTACAAGGTTGGCGATCATGTTCAATGAGGCAGCAGTTCCACCAGTGTTTACGGTCATGCCCGTTGAATTAATCGAAGTGTTAATTGATGAGTTACCAACTAGAAGGCCAAGAGGAGTTAATACGAGATTTGAAGTCGCATTACCCAAAGTCATTCCGGCAGTTGCGGTATTCCAAGTTAGGTTGGCATCACCACCGAAGCTTCCTGACGCGTTGAACTGAATTTGGGTATTCACGCCCCCAGGAGTGCCACTACCACCGCCACCAAGCTTCCAGTAAGCGTTAGCACCTGCTCCACCGCTGGTTAGGACGTATGAAGCGGTACCGACTGATCCGTTAGCTGAAATCTGTCCAGGGAATGCGGTCACACTTGAGTTTGTAGTGAATGCAGCCGTTGAATTGCCGATTGTGATCGCTGTCGTGTTAATCTGGTTAACAGCACCAACGTTCGCACTGGTTGAGAATGTAGCAACTGAGGTATTCGCATAATTTGCGGCAGCTAGACTACCGAGATATTGCGCATTATTAGCTGATCCAGTGAATGCTGCTGATGTGATGGTTGAGTTGACCGTTGAATTACCAATGGTCATCGTAGCAGTAGCTGTGTTCCAAGTTAGGTTGGCGTCACCAGACTCAACTCCTGAATTGTTGAAGGCGATCTGAGTGTTGGTGCCAACAGCACCAGCAGGCAATGTCGTCCAATAGTCGTTACCTGCACCACCTGAAGTCAACACCTGACCCGCAGTACCCACACCACCGTTTGCTGTGATGCGTGTGCCGATCACAACGTTGGCGATGGATAGTGTTGTTGAGTTGGCTGTGGCATTAACCGTTGAGTTACCAACAGTTAGGCTATTGGCAGTCAAGACAGTGATAGTAGCGGCTGAAGTGTTAGCATAACTTGCCGCAGGAACACCGTTCAGGTTAGTTGCGTTATTAGCTGTACCTGTGTAGTTTGTTGTGTTGATGGTTCCAAATACGGTTGTGTTGCCAAAGAAGATAGCAGTTGTATTTGCAATGACGCCATTTGAGAAGCCAGAACCAACCTGAATAGTACCGGAAATAACTGGTGCAGATGTATTTGCATAAGATGCAGCAGCAAGACCACCGAGAGATAGAGAGTTGTTCGCTGTTCCCGTGAATGATGTTGAGGTAACCTGAGTGTTAACTGTGCTATTACCAACACTCAATAGGGCACTTGTATAATTCCAAGTTAGGTTAGAGTCTCCTGACTCGACTCCTGATTTGTTGAAAGGAATCTGAGTGTTTGAGCCAGTTGCGCCCGTAGTAATAGTCGCCCAATAGGCATTTGCGCCTGCACCACTTGAAGTTAGAACCTGTCCTGCTGTACCGTTTGATCCGTTAGCTGAAACAACAGGAGGTATTGCCAAGTAAGTTGAATTGGCAACAATGTTAACTGATGAGTTACCAATTGTCAATGAGGATAGGTAAGCTTGCCATGTGTTGCCGAACTGACCGAGAGCATATGAGGTATCCAATGTTGGGATAATGTCGCCCTGGACTAGAGCATTACCGGGACCGATAGACACCGTTCCATTAAGAGCAGAGTTGCCATTTACAGATAGACCTGACGCTGACACACTTGAAGAGTTAATAGAAGTGTTTACAGTTGAGTTGCCGATTAGAAGTGTTGAAGTGTTAAGACTTACATTTGATCCGACATTTACAGATGTAGTGATTACTGGTGCAGAGTTATTTGCATAACTTGAAGCAGGTAGACCACCAAGGTTTGTAGCGTTATTAGCTATTCCGGTCCAAGCAGTTGAGTTAATCGTAGAATTAACTGTTGCATTACCGATGTTGATGGCTGTTGTATTGATTGTGACATTATTTGAAGCAGCACCGACTTCAAGAGTTGTAGTGATAATTGGTGCAGAGTTATTTGCATAACTAGCCGCAGGCAATGATCCAAGGAATGCAGCACTGTTTGCTGTTAGAATGGCACCCGAGAAGGCAGTTGAGTTAATCGTACTGAAGACGGTTGAATTACCCATCTTGATTGTTGTTGTATTAACTGTGACGTTATTGCCTGCTGCTCCGACTTCAAGAGTTGTAGTGATTACAGGAGCAGATGTATTTGCATAACCGCTAGGAGCTACGCCACCAAGGAAGTTCGCATTATTTGCAGTTAGGGTAGCGACTGTTGCAGCTAGACTTCCACCACTTACGAAGCTTGCTAGGTTTGCAGCCAATTGAGCATTTGAAACAACGTTTGCCGCAGATACCGTACCGACGAAGAGCGTGTTGTTTGCAGTTAGGGTAGCGACTGTTGCAGCTAGACTTCCGCCACTTACGAAGCTTGCTAGGTTAGCTGCAAGCTGTGCGTTTGAAACGACATTAGCGGCTGACACTGTTCCAACGAAGTTTGTGTTGTTTGCAGTTAGAGAACCTACGACACTTGGCATTGCCACTGTAGTCTGATAAGCTCCGAGGTTCGCAGTCAACTGCGCGTTTGAAACGACATTAGCGGCTGAGACTGCTCCGACGAAGAGGGTGCTATTTGATGTCAGAGTCGTTACGTTTGCAGCCAAACCTGCTGTTGTCTGATATGCAGTCAAACCTGCTGTAGTTGTATAGTTAGCTAGGTTAGCAATAAGCTGTGCGTTTGAAACAACGTTCGCAGCAGGGAGACCGCCAACAAGAGCGGCAGAACCACTGAATGAAGTTGAGTTGATTGAAGCATTTACAGTTGAGTTACCAATTGTATGCATAGTCGTGTTGATGACAGTTGATTGTGTTCCATCAGTAATAAGCAATGAACTTGTTGCGCCTGATATTACAACTGTACTGACTGCGTTATTAGCAAGGATCAAGCCTGCCTGCGTTGCTTGGGTGTATGATGTTGCATTTCCTGTTGCGAATTTTGATGCAGACATAACACTTGTGACTGTACCATTAGTTGCAACAAACTCATTAGTTAATGCATAAACGTTTGCACCTACTGAAATGTTTGCAGTGAAGACAGGAGCAGATGTATTGGCATATGAAGCAGCGGCAAGCCCACCGAGGAATAGAGCATTATTAGCTGTGTTGGCTGTTGTAGCGTTATTAGCATTAAGAGCGGTTGCAATAGTGCCACTGAATGAGGTTGAATTGATTGTTGAGTTAACTGTTGAGTTACCAATTACGATCTGATTGTTCTGAACTGCAACCGTGTTACCAGTCGATCCAACTGTCATTGTTACATTAGATGACTGCCATGTGAAGTTTGCATCGCCTGTTTCCGTACCAGCATTGTTATATGCGATCTGATTGGGGTTGCCGTACACGCCATTTCCAGAGCCACCATTAGCACTGATGGTTGCCCAATATACGTTTGAGCCAGGACCGGCAGATACCAATGCCTGACCTGTTAGACCGACAGAACCGTTAGCAACAACGATGTTTGGAACCAAGTTGGCAATTGTCAACTGAGCGTTCGTCATTACGGCTGAACCGATAGACAATGCAGATGTGTTGACCGTTACGTTGGCACCGACTGTAACCTTTGTTGTGAAGGCACCGTTTGAAGTGTTGGCTACAGAAGCCGCAGGAAGTGTTCCAATGAATGCGGCAGAGTTCGCAGCCAATAGAGCTACGTTTGCTGCTAGTCCTGCTATTGTCTGGAGAGGAGCAATGTTCGCAGCCAATTGTGCGTTTGAAACAACGTTCGCAGCAGAAGTAGTACCCACAAATAACGTGTTGTTAGCCGTAAGAGTTGTTACGTTCGCGGCCAAACCTGCTGCTGTCTGGAGAGGAGCAATGTTCGCGGCCAATTGTGCGTTTGAAACGACATTAGCGGCTGACACTGTTCCAACGAATAGAGTGTTATTAGCTGTAAGAGTTGTTACAGCAGCAGACAAACCTGCTGTGGTTGTATAATTGGCTAGGTTTCCAACCAACTGACCGTTTGAAACAACGTTCGCGGCAGAGGTAGCTCCAACGAATAGGGTGCTGTTTGAAGTTAGAACACCAACGGCAGCAGCCATGCCGCCAGTAGTCTGATAACTAAGCAAGTTACTTGATAGCTGAGCATTGGAAACAACGTTCGCAGCAGAGGTAGCTCCGACGAATAGGGTGTTGTTGGCGGTAGCTGAATAGATCGTTGAGTTAACAGTTGCGGTGCCAACTGATATGGTGTTGATTGAAGCGGTATTAGCAACGAGATTCACAACAACCGCGTTAGAGGTATTTGCGTAACTGGCAGCAGGAATGCCGCCGAGGTTCGTTGCATTATTAGCTGTTAGGGCAAATGTTGAATTAGCAATCGTTCCAGAAAAAGATGTTGAGTTAATTGTTGAATTAACTGAAGCATTACCAATTGTGACGAATGAATTGCCTACTACGACGGTACTGGTTATAGCACCAACAGTTAGAAGGCCATTAGATGTCTGCCATGTGAAGTTTGCATCACCTGTTTCGACGCCATTTGCATTGAAGGCGACTTGATTAGGATTACCATAAGGTCCGCCAGTACTGTTACCACCACCGCCATTGCCTGTACCTGCACCCCAATAAACGTTTGAGCCAGGACCACCAGATAGAAGTGACTGGCCAGGAAGACCGACAATACCGTTTGCAATGATGATTGCAGTGATTGTGTTTGCAACGTTCAGGGTTGTCGTTGTAAGGCTGTTACCACTCAATAGGGTAGATGGACTCATAAAGAGCATTGAGGTGTTAACAGTTACGTTGGCACCGACAGAGAGGTTTGCAGAAATGACAGGTGAGGAATTATTAGCATAACTTGCCGCAGCCAATCCACCAAGGTGAGTCGCGTTGTTGGCAGTTAGGGCTGTGCCTGAGTAGCTCGTTGAGTTAATTGTGTTGTTGACGGTTGAATTGCCAACGGTTACGGCTGTTGAATTGACGAACACGCTGTTTGCTACGCTACCGACCTGAACAGAGGTTACGATTGCGGGAGTTGATGTATTTGCATAACTAGCAGCAGGCAGACCACCGAGGTTCAGTGAGTTGTTAGATGTTAATGCGGCTACGTTTGCAGGCAAGCCTGCTGTGGTCTGGTAGTTCGCTAGGTTTGCAGTAAGCTGTGCATTTGATACAACGTTGGCTGCTGCTGTGGTGCCGACGAACTGAGCGTTATTAGCTGTTCCCGTGAAGGCAGTTGAGTTGATGATTGCGAATGTGCCAGAGTTACCGATCAGGATTGCATCTGAATTGAGTGAGACATTTGAAGTAGGACTTGATAGTACCGTAGATACCGAATTGCCCTGCTGGAATGCACTTGAGTTACCGATAAAGAAGGCAGTTGAATTGATTGTCGTGTTAACAAATGCGTTGCCCATTGAAAGGCCGTTTGATAGAATCAGATTACCGATAGTAGCATTAGCGATAGCTGCATTTGACGTATTTGCATAAGAACTTGCTGGCAGACCGTTCAGGTTAACTGAATTGTTTACGGATAGGGTAGCAGCCTCTGCGTTCAATGCAGAAATTGTGATATAGTTCGCTAGGTTTGCAGTCAACTGGGCATTTGATACTAGGTTCGCCGCAGAAACACCACCGATGAATAGGGAGTTGTTGGCTGTTCCTGAATATGAAGTTGAATTCATTGATGCGTTAACGGTTGAGTTGCCAACGGTCACGGCAGTTGAATTTACGAGGACGTTATTACCAACATTGCCCACTTCAAGTGAAGTTACGATTGCAGGGGTGCTTGTGTTCGCTACGGAGCCCGCTGGCAGGCTTCCGATGAATGCAGCACTGTTTGCTGTCAGAGCGGCTACAGCGGCTCCTAGGGTCACTGTAGGTTGATATTGAGCGAGGTTAGCCGCAAGCTGAGCATTAGAGACCACATTAGCCGCAGGAAGGGCACCGACGAACAGAGCACTGTTAGCCTGACCACTGAATGCGGTTGTGTTGACTGTGGCACCTACTGTTGAGTTGCCGACCGTGATTGTGTTTGAAATGTTAAGGGATAGGAATCGATCAGTCGTGTTGCCGATTACTGCAACAGCGTCCGTTGCAGGGATAAGATTTCCACCTGCGTAGCCGCCACCTGCTGCAATGATAACGCCGTTAACAGCTACCGAAGTCGTGTTGATCACGACGCCAGAAGAGTTTCCAACGGTGATGGTTGTTCCAACTACAAGTGGTACTGAACTGAAGAGATTTTGGACAGGAACAATAACATCGTTGCCTGATGCTGGAGACCAAGCAAGAAATTGGTCATTCGCGTCCGCATATGTCTTTGGCTGTATTTGTGATACAGGCGATGAATTGTTTGCCAATTACTCTTCCTTTTTATGGTTCCGTATTATTTATTCTGGAGAAGAGCAGATTACCCGATTGTTACTCCGGTGGCTTTAACTCCTGTCAATGTCAAAGTGATTGCCCCACCACCGCCACCGCCTGTTGCTGCGAACGTTGCAAGGAGAAGCACATAGCCGCTACCCGGAGTCCAAGTTGGAGCATATGTGACGGCAGCATTTGTACTGACTATATTATAGGCCATGTTATAGCCGGTACTTTCAGGAGTTTGCCCACCCGCACCCGCATCTAAACCTGTAAACCCTGTTGACTCAGTGAAGCCTGTGAGAGTAGTGCCCAAAAATGTATATACTGCGAATGCGATTTCACTAGATGATGACAACGTTCCAGTAGTTGCAGAAGCGGTGGTGAATGAACCCGACGCTTGCATGACATTGGTTACAGACTGATCTAAGCCCCCATTCGCCCCGCTAACAGAATAGACTGCAAATGATAATCCTGAGGAGTCGCTATTCGTAATAGTTATCGTACTAGATGTTGTTATAGGATTCGGTGAATTTACGCAATATGCGATACACTGTCCATAAATTCCAGAAGTAGCAGGATTTTGTACCAGAAGATATGTATTTCCTGCACTATCCGTAACGTTAGTGACTGTATTATCTGGATTTTGAAATGCTTCAATAATGACAACAATTAACGAACCTGCTGCAATGGCCGAAGTAAAGGTACTTGGACTACCACTGTTTGTGAAGCCGTTGAATTCATTGAGACATAGAACTGGTGTACCGATAGCCATAGTTTAATATCCGCAACGTATAGTTAGGAGGCCAGGATTTTCTGTGAGTGTTGTACCGCCGCCCCACTGAAGAAGAATGAGCCCCTTCATCCATAGAGGGAAGTCAGTATATACTTCACCAGATGATGCGCATGATCCTGGCAACTGATACCCTTGAGAACTCATTCCACCTGTTGTTGGTGTGAGGTCTGAGATTGGAGTAGCAGAAGTTAGGGTTGATGTTGAATAATTCCAACCCATGCATTTAGTAACCATATCGAAACCGTTGCAGTTTGGAGCACCAACCCAATTTGCCAACAAATCTGTCGTATTTGTATAGGCTGGTGAGGTAAATGTCTGTGATGTACCAAGCATGGCAGACGTTCCATTTGCGCCCGTGTTATCGCCAGTGTCGCAGAATGATAGGAGACAAGCTGACATGTTGCCTTTGAACACATTAGTAGTGTTTGTATAGGTTCCTGATGCAGCTACGTTTGGACCATAGATAAATGCATTCACTGACTGACCTGCAAGTCCAGCATTACCACTAAGTGAGGCTGAACCAATTGATATGTTTGTTCCCAGACCCGACGTGGCTGCTAAGGTTATGATCGTGCCTGACCCTGATGAAGCAGTTAGAGTGTAAGTCCCACTTAGTGTTGGTAGTAATGTAAGACCGTCATTGGTGCTTGTTCCACCATAAACGCCCGATACTGTAAAGTTTCCACTTGGTGATGCTCCTGCTGGAGCAGAGGAGAATGGAAGAATAAGCACGCCACTTGATGAAACGTAATAACCACCAGAAATGATAATTCCTGTGCTATTAGTTAATGTCATCGTGCCAAGTCCTGTTGGGGCTTGAAGGTTGAGAACGGTACCAGAACCAGATACCGACGATACAGGCCAATTTCCAGTTAATGAGCCAACTGATCCGGTACCAGCAAAGCCACCTGTTCGAATGACACCACCAGCCGTGATGGCTGCACCAAATGGTGCGGAAGAGAATGTTTCTGCCAAAATTCCAGTCGTAGAATTGTATGTCGCAGAAAGAACAGTGATTTCGTTCTCCGTATTTGCTGATCCATTGCTTGCAAGAGGCTGGTAAGCGATATTATTTGTGATCGTATATTGATAAGACGGTGGATTTTCAGCAGAAGGATTAATTGTTATCTCACCGTCAATGAAGTCCGTTCCTGTGAACAAGTTGTTTCTATAGCATGTGAAATTCTCAATATGAATTGGAATAGTGTCAGCGTGCTGACTCTGCTCTTCGACGTTGAGGCAGTGACGATCTCCACTCCATCCCATATTATTCGTAAAGACAAATTGAGTCTCAACATTGTGATTGTCTGGACTGTCGATTAGGAAATCCTCAGTATCCGAATGAATTCTGCATATTGGATTTTGGTTCGCATAAGAGAAATTACCAGATACGAAGAAGTGTGTTCCTGCGGTCGCATCGAAAATGCCGGGACTTACGACATCGATTGCTCCTAGACAGATGGCGTCTTGCGCGGCATTCTGAGCAATGCTACCGACTGTTGCGAAGTAATCTCCACCATTAGTATCGGTAGGCGATGCACCATAGCCACAGTCGTCTGTATCATAGCCTTGTCCAGCATTCGTAACAATATCATTGACAAACGCCACATGATGAACCACCGTTGATGTTGTTAGGCAAGCGTCAAGCTGGAAGCCTCTGGATTGGTTTCCGTTACCATTACAGGTCCAGCTAATAACTGCCCAATAGTTAGTACCAATGTTCATGCAGGCAGAAGTGGCACCTCTACCGCCAGAGCCAACGTGCCCACCATTACATACTGCTGTTGAACAATTAATGTTACATCCATTAGTACCTAGGTCAGTTCCTCCGCAAAGTAGAATTGCAAAGCTAATTCCTCCAGTTCCGTCGATACCGCCTGTAGTTGAAGGACAATTCGACACGGCTCCCCACGTAGCGAAGTCGCCATTATATGTTCCTTTTGCAGCAACAATTACGTCACCACAATTCAATGCGTGATTTACTGTTGCCCAAGGAGTAGTTTGACTTGTTCCATTATTTGAGTCACTTCCTGCACTCCATCCTGATGGTGGAGACGATGCGGGGGCTATATAATGAATAACATCACTGGTTGGTAAAGAAAATGCATTTCCGCCAGTACTAACTTGAATAGTAATTGTAAAACTGTCGGTTACCGCATTTGAAATTGGAACTAACAGACCAATGAGAGCAAATACGGTCATGAATGTCATTAAGAGATATTTTGGGAAGTTCATTTTCTTATATGCCCTTAACTTGCTGATAAAGTTATTGAATATGAACCAGCAGCGACATTGGCCGATCCAACGGTTAAATTGCAAGGATAATTCCCACTATTTGATAATGCGAATAGTCCTGCGTTAGTCCCACCGAGAGTAATCGGAGTATTCGGCACTTGACCGGGAGGACTCGTTATTACTGTGACGTTTCCAATCGTATCATTAGCATTCAACGCTGGCATGTTTAACAAAGTGTTAGATAAGCCAACAGCGAGAACTACTGGCCCTGTTACGAATTGAGCCGTAAAACTTACTGAACCATTTGAAAAGTTTAAGTTAAAAGACACTTACTGTCCAATATAGCTATTTGACATGGGGGGAACCGGCCTCCTGTTTGGTTTCAATCTTTATTTATTCGAGCCCGCTTGACATCCCGGATTCCTTGTGGTAGGGTCCGCCATCATCGAAGGAGAATGTTAATGGACGACATGATGACCCTCCCCCCTGATAACAAAGTCGGCCCCAATTGCGGCGTGACGTGCGTTGCGATTGCTGCTGGAGTCACTTTCGAGAAAGCCTGGAGAACGTTACGACCAATCCGTCGTGGTGGACGTGGCAGGTGGAACGGAGCCACGAGCCACTCCGAGCGAAAGAAGGCTCTCGATGTACTCGGTGTCAAGTACAAGCAATTGAAGGATAGCGACACCTATCACTGCACCCTCAGGGGCCTTTACGACAAATATCTGAGGACAGGAAAGCTCTATATGGTTCGCACTACTGGCCACGTCCAGATGGTCAGGAATGGCCTTATTCTGGATCAGAGTGGTCTGCATAATATGGAGGGATGGCGTGCCCGTAAACGCGTCAGGGACGTTCTTTTGATAGGAGAGTGAAATGCGAAATCTTATTCCAATTGGTCCTTATGACAAGCTTGTTTCGTCCGTTAGAATTGCCAACAAGCTTTTGGTATTCACTGAACGTGGACGAACGTTTTGGGTAGAACCATTCACAGCGGAAGTGACTGAAATTGTGAGGCCGTCAGAGACCGACGATCAGGGCGACCAAGACGGCGAACGAAACAGCCAGTAGGCCCATCGCAAATAGTGAGGGAATGGTATTGAATGCCATGAGTCCTGTTAATAGGGTCATGAATGTTAGAACCATGACGATAGAGTAGACTCGTCTCGCTCTGTGAATACTCTTTTGATTCAATTCTGCAATCTCATGCTGAGACTTGGCTCGTTCATGCTTAATTGTTTTAGAGACAGTCTCAGCGAGTTCTATTCTCTTTCCTTCAACTTCCCGAGCGATTGCCTGCGTCTTCTCCTCTACCTTTTGAGCAACCTCAGCCGTCTTCTCTTCGATTTTCTGTGTAACTGCTTGATCTACTACGGCTTTTGCTGCCTCAATATTTTTTACTTCAAGGATTTGAACAATCTCAGCGGTCTTGCCAGCCATGAGCTTAGAACGAAGTTCGAGAATCTGCACTCGATCTTCTAGTTTCTTGATGGCATCTTCTACCTGATTATATGCCATATGGCATTCTCCCTAGATAATAAAGCCTACAATCACCATGACAAGCACGACAATTAGGAGAAGGTTAATAAGTCCGCCATCATTTACTTGTGGGCCGATACCACCAAGTCTTCCCGTAAGGAGAAGAATCAGGATGATGACCAGAATGATCGTGATCATTTAGAGTCCGAAAGCTTTAGCTGTCAGGTAGACGCCCAATAGGACGAGGACGACGATGAGAACTGTCAACGCCATGGCAGGGACGGTGATATGCATCATTCCAATGAACCATACGATTAGGAAGTAGGCACAGAACAGTCCTAGTAGTTGAATTAGTAATTGTGCGATTGTTGCGAGCATTGAAGTCTCCTTTATATAACTCGTAGCAGTAGTTGGGACTTTGCCTTTTCTAGTTAGGGTTCCTATCCCTATTTAATAAAACGCTGATGCCTCCCATTTTGTTCCAATAAAAAAGGAGGCCGAAGCCTCCTTTTAATAAAACCAATAATTTGGTTATGTAATCTTACATCAAGTTCTGGATGATTACTCGGTTGTAGAACAAGTTACTGTCCTGAACCAATGCACCAACGCCCTTTGTCAAGCCCTGTGCGAATGGATTTGCGACAACGCCGTAACGAGTCTTGAAACCAATCTTTGGCTGCAATGAGGTAGGATCGACAGCCTTTAGAAGCTGTAGAGGTACGTATGGGCAGTAGAAGATACCTGCGTCGAATGCGTTTGAACCCTTGAAGCCCATAACTGCATAGTCGCCTGTACTATAAGGGTCGATATAGACCTTATAACGTCCGTTTAGAACGCCTGCGAATGTGTTGCCCGTGTCATCGATCTGAAGATCATTCTGATCAAGACGAGGAGTGAACTGAAGAACGCCAGCGGCATTCAAAGCAGCAGCCACGTTACTTGAGCAAAGGATGACGTTACCCTTACCACGACGTGTGTTCTTGGCAATAGCGTTAGCCTCAAGGTCGAGACGGAACATCATACCCTTGAACTTCTCAACCAACCAACGACCATCAGAGTCAACGTCAAGGTTGAAGATACCCTGAGATGTTGTACCTGACTGACAGCCTACTGAAGCTGTAACGACGATGGTACGAATGATTTCGCGGTTGATTTCAGCAAGTAGTTCTGCTGAAAGAAGATTGGTCAACTCTGACTCAACGTCAAGACCGTGAATTGCCTTCAAGTCCTGTGCGAGTTCGATTGAGTACTCAGCCTTCAAAGCGCGCTCACCAGCGGTGACCGTTGTCTTCTCGATTGAGATGCCCATCTCAGGAATTACTGAGTTGTTGTAACCAAGGTCTTCACCAAACGCAGTAGACATAGCCTGTGCGTAGTTGTAAACTGAGTTACCAGCATTGTTTGACCAGCCTGGAAGACCAGAAAGGTTACCGTTCGCGCCGCCTGCGAATACCTGAGTACCGCCAGCAGTTGTGTTACCTGCGTAAGTAACACCAGCAACGTTTGAGGTTGAATTCGCGCCAGCGTATGTTGAGAAGCCTGTGTTTACTTCGTTGTAGAAGTTTTCAGTGCCTGTCATGTTGTTGTAACGTGTACGTAGAGCGAAGATCAAGCCAGTTGGGCCAGACATTGGCTGAACGCCGCAGAGGTCATAAGCAATGAGGTTAGGCATTGTACGACGAATAAGTGAGATCAAGATAGGATCGAACGTGTCGATGTTACCTGCACCTGCTGTTGAAGAAGATGTGCCCATAACGTTTGTTGGCTGCTCTTCCGTCAAGAGATTCTCAGACTGCAAAATCTTCTTTGACTCAATCAAGAATGGCTTTGAGTTCTCAAGAAGCTGAGCAAGAATGCGCTGCTTGCGAATGTTGAGTGGAGCGTACCCTTCCTTAACAAGGACTGGTGACCAATCTTCCACTAGTTGCTTAATCTTAGTTGCCATTTTAGTTTTAATCTCCTTGTTATCTTTTGTTTTTATTTATTATTTGAAATCTTTTACCGTTAGATTAGGTTCGCAACGGCTGCAATACTAGGATTGCGTGTTGCGGTCTTCTCTACAGCGTCTACAACTGGAGCAGTCTCAGTTAGAATGCCTGAGTCAGGCTTTGCGCCGTCCTTCAAGAAACCTTCCTTGATTACTGCAACTTTAGCAGCGAACTTCTCTGCACCGTCGAACTCTACAGTCTCAAGAAGCTTAGCAAGCTGAGCCTTCTTTGGTAGTGTTAGACCCTCAGATAGCTTAGCTACCTCAACTGCCTTCTCCAATACAACGATCTTCTTTGTGAGTTCCATCTTCTCAGATACAACCTTGTTGATCTTCTCTTCAAGTGACTGATTCTCAGTTACAACAGCTTCAAGGACGTTTACCTTGTCTTCTGGAACTTCAATGTATGACTCGATGAATAGACCCTGAAGCTTACCAAGGAATTCCATGGTAATCTCGGTGCGGAGTGTTGACACTGCATTGATCTTGTTCTCTTCAAGCCACTCGTTTGCTGTAGCATCGATGAACTCATCAAGCTTAGCAACTAGTGTCTCGGTCAAGTCCTTTAGGCCAGCCTCGATAGCAGTGTCATACTTCTCTTGAAGCTCAGCTTCCTTTTCAGTAATAGCTGCGAGAACTGCTGTCTCAAACAATGTGCCAAGCTTTGGTAGAATTTCTTCTGAAAGACCAGCTTCCTTGAATACTTCTTCTGTCTCTGTCTTTAGGAAGCCATGACCTTCAGCAGCAGATGGCTTTGCAACAATTGTTGCACGGTTGGCGTCAACCTTACCGTCTGTAGCGTGCTCTGGAGCACCACCGATTTGAGCCTGCTGAGCGGCGAATACCATTGCTTCCAATGACTCTTCTGAAGCAGATGCGAGCGAACCAATAACAGACTTGATCCAATCAATGCGTGTCTTTGGGTTACCGTCAGCCTGAGCACCGGGAGCAGTTGTTGAAGTATGTGCAGTGATTGTAGCTTGAGCAGGCGTTGCGTCTTCTGTAAGCTCTACTTTCTCGACATCATAACCGTCTGAGTCTAGTAGACTGGCAAGCTCGTCATTTGACATTTCGTCAATGCGCTCGTCTTCCCAGTTGATACGGATTGTGTTCTCATCAACTTCACTGACGATGCCAGTAACGTTATTTTCCTTATCCGTAACCATGAATGCCATATTTGCCATTACTTCAATCTCCTAATTCTTTGTCTGCTATTTATTTATTAAAGCGGAGGGTTTTCAGATAGTTCTCAATGAGAGCCACCTTCTTGTCTTCAATCTCCTTGAGAGACAATCTGGCAACTTCCTGTTTTAGTGCTTCTGACTTCTCAGCGAGGAATGTGCCATGCGACTCGTCATAGAAATACTCGACATTCTCCATGATTCCGGCCATAACTGCACCGTGTGCAGATGGATCAGACACTATGTCGGAAGGAGTGATAATGCGATAATCGCGCTGAACTTCAAGAAGTCCCTCACTGATTTCTCTAACAGAACCGACGCCACGTGAAGATGAACCGAGACGACCACCAGACTCAAGAAGTCCCTTTGCGATCTGGCCCATAGGAGTGTTACAAATCAATGACTTGCCCATCCAATTTGTGCCATCCTTGAACATCTCGACAATACGGTGAGATACGTTCTTGAGGTTAATTGTGGCACCTTCTGGATGATCCAATTCGCCCCATCCGCGCTCTTCCTTCATCTTGTCGTTCATCCAAGTCTTTACGGCTGGATCATGGAACTCAGAGCGGTAGATACGACCGTTGCGATTGCCTGCGTCGAACTCTAGGAAAAGACCTTTGAGGTAGTGCTTCTTGTCGGCACCTTCTCCCTCAACAACCAGTTGAACTGGATTTGCGATTTGCTCTGCTAGGAGTTTCATATTACTTCTTACCCTTTAGAACGATGGACTTGACGAATGCAATTTTTTCTGCTAGGAAATCCTTGTCAGAAACTTGTATACATTTTTCGGACAGAGCCTTCTTTTCGGCAATGGTTGACAACCAAGGTAGTGTCTCGTTCTCGCCAACAGCCTTAGGCTTGGGGAACTCATAACCTTGACGACGAGAGAAGTCGTTCAATCTTTCTGCGCCCTTGTTCTTGTTGTGTAGGGCGTATCTCTTTGAAGGAGAAAGCTTGTTCTTCGCAGGATGATCAAGGACTACGCCCTCGCCAACCTTGCCCCAACCAGTCTTCGCACGGATGGCGAAGTCGATTTCTTTTGCACGCTTGCCTGTAGCAGTTTTGTGAGCCTTATGAAGGTCTTCAAGACTATAACCGTCCCACATGCCTTTTTTTGACTTAGGAGTTTCGTAATCAGAATCCCACTTTTCGTTTCTTAGGAAGTCAATGAATCCTTCTTTGAAAGCTGCCTTTTCTCGGCCACGCTTTTGCATTTCCTTGGAGAACTTTGATAGACCTTTCATGTCGTTTGTGTCGTGAAGGTGACCCATGTTGACGCGTTGACGAGCAGCCCATGCACGCATTGCTGAGTGGAATGAAATCTCGCCTGTACGATCTGGATCGGTTGGGTCGTCTTTACCCCACATTTGTTGGTCCATCTTCTGGCCCATTTTCTTGGTGTGATGAATTTCGATACCGCCGAGTTGATCCTTGCGGGTCATCTCTGCAACAAGCTCTTCCTTCACATGTTTCTTAGAAACAGGCTTCTCGTCAATGAAAGCACGCTTCTTTCCAAGTGTTCTCTTGAAAGAGCGTATATGAACTGATTCGTTTTTGGATGCTTTTGGATCGTATCCTGCGATAGACTGAGCCTCGTCGTTGCCGAAGTGAAACTTCTTGCGATTGAATACTTTAACAGACTTAGAAGCTGACTTGCCAGACATACCGTCATTGCCGTTGTTGGCAAGCTTATCAGCATTCACGTCATCTGTAGTGTCGCGATGAATATTGACAAAGTTACGTTCGCCAGCGGGTTTTGGCGTAATTGATGTTAATGACGGATTAGTCTTAGCCATTTAACTGGTCTTCTTTCTTCTATTAAACGGTTGTTCCGAGTGTACCTTCAGGTGAGAAGTCAGCAGCACGGTCGTCAGAACTTGTGACTGTAAGTGCAGGAGCCTTACCACCAGTCCAAGCTTTCTTCTCTGCCTTAGCAGATAGAAGCATACGTGACTTGCAGTTTACGCCTTCTTCCATGAAGTTGCCTTGAGTGTGGTTGAATACGAACTTCTTGAGTTCATCCTTCATCGCAGCAATGGTATCGGTGAGCTTTGGCTCTAGAGCATTTGCGAAGTGCTCAGCGAATGTAGCTGGCTTGTCTTCGAAAGCTGACTGGATCATGGCCAGAAGTGTCTTCTGGTATTCGTCGTCTGTAGTCTCCAAAGCAGGTACCTCGTCTACGTTCTCGTTGATTGACTCGTTCTGTAGGTTATCGCGGTGAAGAGCTTCCCAATGTGAAGCAGCTTGCTTGCGGTCAGATGTAGAAAACATCTTGTGCCAAACATCTTTACCACCTGAATGCTTACCGCAACATGACATAGCAGCACGGTCAGCATGATAACCCCAAAGCTTTGTAGCCTTCTCGGAGTCATAAACGCCGTTAGCGTGCTTCTTTGCAAGGTTCTTTATAATAGGCTGGTGAGACTGCCTATGTAGGTCTTGGTCGTTATCAGCGTGCAATACAAGGTCACGTGCCCCTTTGCTCATTGCGTCCCAATCTTTTGACATTTGTTCTTTTCTCCTTGAATATGATATTATTTATTAGATGCTTATTTTTTAGAGGCTTTCACCTTAGCGAGTCGTGCAGCTACGTCTCTGATCTTACGGGTATCCCCAGATGTTCTCTTTTCCTGAGGAATCTGGCCAATAGCCTTCAAGACACCCTGAGTAGGTGCAAGCTTCTCTTCGCGGTCCATTTGCTTCTGGGCCATCTTATCCTGCATCTGCATTTTCTGCATCTCGCCTGCTTGCTTCTGCATATCAGCATCATTCTGCTGCTGCTGCATTTCAGCTTCCTGATCCTGTATACCCTGCTCATGTGCCTGATCTTCCTGAGCCATTGCTTCTTCAGGGGTTGGTTGATTATAGATTGGATTCTGCATCTCTTCCATAATCTCCATTGTCATCTCTTCGATGTCATCGTCTGTTTGTTTGAAGATATTGCGACGGACCCAACGGTTTGAAACATACTTTCCAATGATGCCAGTTTGTGCTAGACCGTCATAGGACTGGACGCGCATCTGGAGGATTTGCTGATCCTTAAGCTCTGCGAAATGGTTGTCCTGGGCGAACTCGTACTTGATCTGGCGTTCAATTGACTCGAACTCTTCAAGTGACATGATCCCGCGAAGGACGCATTGCTTCTTGAGGGTGTCGCGGAATAGAAGCGAGAAGTCGGACTGAATGCGCTTGATAAACTTGTTGAACTTGACTTCTGCTCTTGAAATCTCAGATGAGTTACCGATGTCGAATGGGTCTGACTGAAGACGCTCAATAGGCACGTTCAATGAATTATATAATAGCTTCTGGAAGTACACGATGTCATCGATCTGACCCAGTGTCTGGCCAGCGGGAAGGGTCTCTACCTTCGTTCCAGAGCCATCTGCACGGCGTGGAAGCCAGTAGTCTTCAGTCATTGTCAAGAACTTACGTGAGTCTTGGATGGCCCCTGTATCAGCGTCATAGATCAGCTTGTTCTTCTGGTTGATCATGATGTCTCGGACAGCTTGGTCAGCCTTCAATGGCGGCAAGCCAGTTACGTCAACGTACCAAACACGACGCTCAGGGGCACGTGCGAGGCGGTAGATGACCAACGAGTCTTCGATGGTCTTTAGCTGTGATAGGATTTTGATAGCCTTCGTTAGATATCCCAAGCCCATTGTGGTATTGGTATCTGATAGGCCAGATGGAACGTGGACAACTGAGTCCTTCGAAATACGGACGCCCTGAGTTGCCATGCCACCGAAACCAACTTGGTAAGGTGCCTTGGCAGCGAAACCACGGTCATTATATAGATAATAGAGAGTTTTGGTCTGGTGGACTGCGGCTACCGCATTCATATCGGTACCACCCTCGATACGTTTTTGAGCTACCTCTTTGATTTCTCTAATCTTTCGAGGATCGACATAACGCATCTCCTTGATGCCTTCCTCAAGATGCTTAGGATCAGTCACCGCATGGTAATAGAGACGACCGTCAACGTACCAACGACGGAAGACCCAGTAACCCTTGCGATTGAAATCCAGCATCTCTAAGATTTCATTATGAAAATCCTGTAGGACGCGCTTGCCATTCTCGTCTAATATCTTGACATCCGAAAGATCAAGCTTGACAACATAGTCGTCTTCTGTTGTAATAGCTTCGTTAGTTATTTCATCAACGGCGTTGTCAATCTCGGTCTGGGTACACATGTCACGATATTTGGTGACAAGATCGGCCTCTGCCTTAATAACGCCCTGCATATCGAGGAACATGCCAGAAGTAAACGAAGAGGCAATAACTGCCGCTGTACTTTCTGAATCTCTATCAACGAATGAGATTGCTTGATTGGCAACGGGTTCGTTCTTGAGGTAGGAGGGGTCTCTTCTAAAGAACTCAAAGCCCCAAATTTTCACTGCCATTGGTTTTCCTTCTGAATTTGCTAGACTTATTTATTAGGAGAGGGCTTGACAGGAGCTTCGACAAGTGCTACATTCCATCCTGTGACGATTTACCCCAAACATGGAGATTGATTATGGTTGACTTTGAAGATTTCGGTAGCGATGATTGTGATTGTGCTTCTTGCCGTCCAGAACTTTATCCTGCCGAGGTTTTGGGCCTGCCCTTCACTGCTCCCGTGGACAATGATGACGATGCCCCCGCCGATGTGGATGAAGTTTTTGATGCGATCTTTGGCCTTTCTGATGAAGAGCTTGAAGCGTTGTACCCCTACAACGTGAACTTCAATGAGGACGAAATTCGCTCGATTAGTGCTGCACTACGCGTTCAGGGCACCTCTCTTGCTGAGAACGTGAGAACCGTTCTTAATCCAAAGATGGATGATGTCACGGACCTTCTATCTGACGAGGCTCTTGACGATGTGTCGCGCATTATTGTCGAAGCTCTCGATGAGAGTGTGAAGTGTCTCAATCTTTATAACTGGTTTGGTGACAACTTCGGCATTCGCGAGTAATGCGTCTCATCGAAGAGGCTCGATTATTAGCCGCAGAGGTTGAAGGTCGAGCCGCTGCCAAGAAACTGGCAGAGGAAAAGACACAGCGTGAATGGGAGTACCAACACGCTGTCGATATGCTTGCCAACATGAAGGCCGAACTGAAGGAAAAGGTTCTGGAAGCGGCACGCAAAGGCAATCGTTCGATTTCGTTGTCAATCTACTCGTGGTCGAGCACGGGACGCCCATATTGGGTCATGTATTTCAAAGGGCCATTTGAGAATTATCTAAACGACGAGGGCTTCGGTTTCGACTTTCAGGAGAAGATTGCCGAGACTCGCACTCACACTCGTGCTATGCCACAAGATGATTGCGGCTGGTATGTTATTTCTTGGTAAAGAAAAGGGGGGCTAAAAAGCCCCCCTTTAGTTCGCGTCCCTATTATATGTTTTTATGGTGGGACGTTTGTATTCTTATTTATTACGTTGCTTGAGCATATGTTGTGGCATTGCCCTTTGCACCTTCAAGTGCAGGAACCATTGTGTCGAATGACACGGTAACAGGGAATTCCATAATGCGGTTGGTGTTGTCCCAATCAAGAGTCATTTCACCAATAACGCGAGGCCAAGCTCCAATCAGCGTGTACTGACGGATCGTTGATGTATCCTTGCCGTAGTGACTGATTGTCCAGTTTGACTTGTAATTCTCTTCAGTGAAGCCCGCTAGGGTATTTGAAGGAGAAGTTGCGTCTTCTGAAGCAAGCATATCGTTTGAAACGAGTGAGTTGATTGAGTTATTCCAAGCCTCAAACATTGCACGAGTGTTGTAGTCCTCGTCCAACATAACCTGAATACGCCAGTCGTCCCATACACGATCACCAGATGATTTGATCTTACGACCAAAGTAAGGAATTTCTGCAACGCCTAGGGCGAAAGCAGGAATTGAAGCGGCTTTGCAGGTGAACTGAAGCTTCGCTGTTGAGGAGGGATCAATCGACCCCGCCAATACACTTGGCAAAGTTGCCTGAATGTCGAACTTTGAAGGACGTGCGCCCCCGTAGATCAAACCTTCCGCCAAGAACTGTCCTATATCAAAACCCATGTGTTGCTATCTCCTTTTGAGATTATTTATTGAGTTGGCTCAATGGTTGAGAAACTAATACCAGTTGGGGTATTAACATAAGTGATCTTGATGAAGTTAATACTCTTCGCAGGCTGGATGTAGATAGAGCATAGGAACTCATTCGCATCGATAACGTCTGGAGTGTTAACCGTACTGTCACAAACCACGTCGAAGTTGATGATGCCACCTGAACCCTGGATATTACTTAGGTAAGGTGTAACCAAGTTCTTGAACTGGTTCTGAGTGAATACGTCGTTTAGCTCGAATAGTGTGTACTGAGCAGCGAACTTAATAGCACGCTCGACAACCAAGAACAAGCGACGAACATTGATACGACTGAAGCCTGTTGGCTGGATCGTGAATGTCTTATCTCCGTAAAGGTACGTGCCCTGTCCAGGGAATGTAACCACAGGGTTAATAGCCTGAGGATAGATAAGGTCGCGGTCTGACTCTTGTGGGTTGTAAGCAAGCTGGATAACGTTACTGATCTGGCCACGGTTGAAACCGGCTGGTGACTCCCATGGATAGCCAACATTGTCAGTGTATACGCAGAGACCTGCAACGTCGCCATTGAGAGGAACCCAACGATTAACGTTGTTATACTGGTCGTACTGAAGCTTGTAGCCTGAGTCCATTGTTGCGTAGGTTGATGATGGAAGCAATGAAGCCCAGTTAATCAAGTCTGTTGCTTCGTTACCAGCATTGTTGATAACTGTGCCTGAGTCTGGTGAGAAGCAGAGCAAGCAGTCACGACGTGTCTGGACAATGTTTGAAATCAACCACTGTGCCATACCGAAGTTGTTGTATGTCGTACTAAGCTGTCCAGCGACTGCTGATTGACCCAAAGGCTTGCCAGCGATAACAAGATCGATTGTGATCGTCTCGACGCCCTGGAACATAACCCAACCGTTAATCAATGTGCCCATAGGAGCAGTTGACTCTGAGTCGCCGTCCTGACCACCACTGAATACCTGATCGAATGGAACTGAGCCATTTGTTACGGCAACCAATGAGCCTGAGTTAGCTGAAAGCGCACCAGTTAGGTCGTTAACATTCCAGACCCACTTTGACTGCTGGTTGATTACGTTTCTGTAGTAGTTTGTTGTACCGTCACTGTTTAGTGCGTCGATAGAACGAGAAACGTTTTCGTAAATCTCAAGAACAGTGTTTGGAACACCTGAGATGTTGCCAGCATTGTCCACAACGATAACCTGAACGAGGTCAGCAACGCCTGGATTAGTTGAATGTGTCTGATATGGTGAAGTCCATGAAGCAGGAGGAGTAACTTGCTTGTAGTACTCCCATAGACGCTCAACTGTTGAAATCTGAAGATTTCCGCCACTGTTGTAAGGCTTACTGAAGTTAACAGTCATACTTGTTACAGTTGCGTTTGTTACTGCGTTAGAGAATGCAGTTGTCTGAAGGTACTGGTAAGGATTACCGCGAATACCTGTTGTAACCTTCCAGTAGTCGCCTACTGAGAACGAGTTAACCAAGGTGTTGGCGAATGTGTTACCGGCAGGAACAGATGAACCACCAGCAGCGATGAATGACAATGTGCCTGAATTGGCACCTGAGTTCAATGAAAGCTGGCCAGTGTATGAGTTACCCTGAGATAGCCCACTTGTGATCGTGCCAGACAAAGAAACGTTTGAATGGTACTGATTAGCTGAAGAGCACTGTCCAAGAGCCAGAGAGTTGCCTAGGAAGCCTGATGGCCACTTTGCTACGTAGTTGACTGTTGAAGGCCAGCCGCCTGTCTGTGCCTGATGAGCCTGAGTTGTCTTGTTCAAGACAACTGAAGAAAGGATATCATTTGAAGAGAAGCCGGTACCAACGACAGCGTTCAATGCGCAGTTTGCTGTACCTGAGGTTGTATTAGCGGTACGAACAACGTATAGCTGATTACCGTATTCAAGGAAGTTGAAAGCTGAGAACCATGTCTCATAGTTCCAGCCCATTGGCTCACCGAAATATGTGGCTAGGAGTGACTGAGAACCGACTGGGAAAGGCTGAAAGAGTGGACCCCAAGCGAAAATGCCAGCGATAGCACCTGTCGTTGAACCAAGATTAGGTACAGTTACGCTGTAGTCTTGCTCGACATTATAGACTCCGGGTGAAATTGGGAAAGTCAACTTTCTTCTCCTTTTATAAATATGTTCTTCTTTTTATTTATTAAATGGAGGTTTCTTCGTTAGCTCCCGCTGTTGAAGGCAATTGGCACAGCATAGATATTGTTCGCAGCCGAGTTACTTGATAGAAGTTCAGTTGGCTCTTTGCGGAAATACATCTCTTGGCCAGGAAATAGAGTCACTGAAGCAATGTTAACTGAAGAGTTGACTGCTCGTGTCAAAAGGAAGGCACCAGCAACGCCCGCCGTCGTGTTTGAGTTGAAAAGGCGGATCAGTGGGCTATTTCCGAATGTACTCTGGGTAGTGTTGCAGAACGACTCGTTTGCTACTGGCTTCAAAATCATTGTCATTGGTAGGTCTCTCCTGATGGTCTTGTTTTATTTATTATTTAGAAATTATGCATATGGAGAACTGGCATAACTCGGTCTTCCCAACTATCGAACCTATCCCTAGGGATGTTCATGTTGTGAACGGGTTGGAACTTCTGCCCGCGAATGTCGGTGTAATCATTCGTATCTTGGGCGACATAACCGAAGTTCAACAGGTTTGCCTGAATCTGATTCGCTGAGATTTCTCCAAGCGACTGCACCGTATTAATAGAGGTCCACTCATAGAAGAACTTTTGATCTGAAAGCCAGGAGAATAGAACAACTCCCATAACCAAGTCGTCATTCTTGCCTTTGTCCGCCGACCATGAGTTCTTGTCCTTGACAAACGTCAACAACTCGTTTACGGTCTCGGTATCGACAATT